TCAGCAGCCGTTAATGTTTGAGCAGCAGAAAGCACCTCTACTTCCTCGAATGCTCTTTTTACGTCATTAGAATAAAATGTAGCCATTTTTTATTTTTTATTTATTTATAAACTTGTTTAAAAATTCTATCTAAAGAGCTTTCTCCTTTACCAATTTTGAACATCTCAACTGGTTGCTCGTTCTCTGGATTGAAAGAAATAGGTTTTGGAGTTTCCTCTAATTCTACTACCTCCTCAACTTTTGGAGCTTTCAACAATTCAATCTCAGCTTTCAATGCTAAAATTTCAGCCTCTTTAGATTCCATTTCCTCTTTAGAGAAATGTACCTCTTTAATCTCAACTGTTTTCTTTGGCTCACGTTCTGGAGTTGCCTCAGCCTCTACTGGTACCTCTGCTGGAAGTTCTTCTTCTTTTTCTTCCTCCATTGGCTCAGCATCTTTCACCTCAACGATTTCACCCGCTTCGTTAGCAGTTAAGATACGACCATCCTCTAGTTCGTAATCCCCCATAGGCAGAGCAATAGGCTCGCCTTCTGGTACTACTACAAAAACAGGTTGTCCCGCCTCGAAAGAATCAGCCTCGATTTTTGTTTGACCATCTGCCAACATCATTTGCTCTAATTTCACCTCCATCCCTAGAAATGTTTTTAGAGTTTTTAATGCTTGTTTTACTTCGTCTTTCATAATAAAATTTAAGTTTAATTATATAACTTATTTATTTTGCGTTTGTTTTGTTTTTGGGTTAAATTAGTTCAAAGACTTGCAAATAACATTCAAGTATTCCACCGTAACATCCGTAACCGCAGTGCTATTTTCCACCCATATTTCTATGTAGTCATTCTCATTTAACTCGAGTATTGTTTGACACGTTATACTTTCAGCTTTCCCACCACTAGAAGTAGTTGAATACATTTCACTAGAGGTTATTACAACTCCATTTTTAGCGACATATACGCCAATCACGTTATTATTTCCACTAGATAAAGAAGTTGTAGCGGTTACTTGAAAATCACGAATTAAAGCACCTACATAAGTAAGTCTATTATCCGAGTGTGTAAACTTTTGGTTTATAGTGTTTGGTGATGTCGTACCTAACACCTTTACTGGAGTGTCTGTGGCTGATATAGTGGTCGCTGTTGCGTTATTAGTCATATAGTAGTTACCTATCTCTGCTGTATTCTCTATTCCTTTACTATTTACAAACCTTGTTTTGTTATCCGTATAGCTAACACCACTTAAATAAGTACCTCCAGCACTAAAATTAATGGTATCTAATATATAACCCTCCGTAGGTATAGTAGCACTAACATCTACATTTATTCCAACCGTTGATCCAAATACAACCATAGACGAGTAAATCAATCTAAATCTACGTGTAATTGTACACGTTGAAAGGATGTCTAGTATATTACCCACACCACCGCCACCAACAAATATAGAATTGTCTATACCAACCGTTCCTATCGTGCCACTAAATTGTAAATTTTGACTATTTAGAATAGCACCTTTAGAATATATGAAGTTATCACAAGTATCTATTAATCCTACGTTATCTACGTTTAGAAAATTCACACCAGTCCAATCCAATGCTACTGGAGGATTTACATCCCCAACAATATGTATCGCAGTATCTACGTCTTGAAATGTTACGTGTCTTATTGGAGTAGTCCATTCAGTATAAAACAAAGGTACACCAACCCCTAAACCAGTAGACGTTATTCTACTATTCTCTGAAGAACTACCCAATATAACCGTATTAGAACCTCCTACTAATCTATCTCCTGTCAAGTCTACGGTGGTAGTGAAATAATAGGTAATATTCGCAGCTAGTGTTATAACCCCTTCTACCGCTGTTGGTAGTTCGGATTTAGAAGATACGAATACTATATTACCTAAATCTATGGTTACATCCGATCCTATCAAAGACACAAAGTCTGAGTAAGTAATTTTTTTAGCTACATCACTATTAGGATTATCAGCTATTATATAGTCTGTATCCGATAGAGTAGTTACCGTAGACGTTCGTACGTAGTATGGTATCTCAGGCATTTCTCAAAAACTCTTTTATCTCGTTAATTAACTCCTCGTTATCATCACTTTGTTTCAACTCGTCAAACCCATCAAATTTGCCCTCGATAGAATACCCTTTGAATTTACCCTCTTTTATTTCCTTCCAAATCTCATCGTTATATATCTTACTCATCAACACCCATTCGCCACCTTTAGCGTTTAGGTTGTATATGTTTGACTTATCATTTCTCGGATCTTCTACCACCCAAGATTCGATAACAGATACACCTTGTATTTCTTTCTCGTGATCGATAGTAAAGTTTGATAGATTAAGTTTTCTCATAAATAGCTCTTGCGTTTTTGCTATCGTTTCTTTAGTAAAATATATGTTAAACTCTTTATCCTTTACACGTCTATAAATACGTTTCTCTGGCACTAGAGCAAATCCTACTACTATTCGTTTCTCCTCGTCTAATACTTTTAGTTGCACCTCCTCAGCGGATAACTTAATGAAGTCCTCCTCGATTGCTGGTTTATCTACTAACGAAATAGCGAATACTCCCTCATCCATTTCATCAGTAATTTTCATTTCAATGTCTTGTAATTCCATATTTATAAAGTTGCATTTCTTAATCTGTTTCTATCTAAAGCCTGTTGACTTGTTACCTCCCCACTAACAACGAATGCTTGTACAGGTTTTTGCTCTAAAAATTGTGCTTGTCCCACCCCTCCTTGACCAACAATGTTGAATTGCGGTGCTCTTGATTCGCCACCACTAATACCCCCGATTGAAGGAGTTGATCCCCCACCAGTGTCGCCTCCTCCGAATTGTTGCGATTGTATTCTCTTTACGTTTGCAAGTCCGTTGGTAATTGCAGCGGCAGCAGCGAACCCACCTAACACTGGACCGACAACAGGAATATCAGCAAGAGATTTAAAGGCCCCAGTAGCACTACGATAAGTATCTATTAATGTGCTAGAGATGTTAGCTGCCTTCTGTATCTCAAAAGCTCTACGTTGTTGCTTTTCGGACTTATTAGCGAATAAATAAGATAGGTTAGCAATGCTTGTTAGTCCATCTTGTACTGCCTGATATTTTTGCTCTTCCGTAGCTTTAATAATATCGGCTTTCTTTTCTTCCGTAGCTTGAGTTGTTTCTACGGAATGAGTGGCGTATCTGCCCTCTATCTCTGCAAGCTCTTGCTTTTGCTTTTCCATTAATGCTTTCTCTAACTCAGCATTTCCATTAGCAATAGCGAACTTTTGGTCATAAGCCTCTACAAGTCTTGCAATCTCCAATTCTTTATTGGAATATGTAGCCTCTTGTAATAGTTTGAATTGCGCATCCTCTAAAGCTATTCTTTGATTGTTTGCCTCTTCAATAGCTTTTAATTCGTCTAACCTTCTTTGTTTTGCTTTCTCTCTTGCGTCCTTGTTATCCTCTTCCCTTTTTTCCCTTCTACCTCTATAAAACTCAGCCTCTAGAACTCGAATATCATTTCTAGTGTTCTTTATCTCCTCTTTAACTTTCCTTGCCTCCTCACGCTCTAAGGCACTTCCCATTTTCAGGGTTTCGTATCTAACCTGTTGATTAAATAACTCTTGCTTTAAGATTTCTTTTGACTTTTCGAATATTTCTTTCTCAGTTGCACCCTTAGCTTTAAGTAAATCTATCTCCCTTTTTAAGTCGTTTAGTCCCCCTTGTTTTTTATTCCTTAATTGTTCGCTGGCATTTATTATTTCGTTTATAATCTCTAAGGATTTTTTCTGCTCTTCGTTTAATTTAGCTTGTTTTTCGGCTGCCTCCTCTATGCTATTATTATATTCAATCCATGCTTGGATAGCAAAGCCAATAGCCACAACTAGAGCACCTATTCCAGTTGCTATTATTGCACCTTTTAAGGTACTAAATGCAGTAACTACCTTTGTTTTTATTGTTGTACCTAACAAGGTAAATATCGGAATAGCCTCACGAACACCACGTACACCCTCGCTAAGTGCCATAGCGCCCTGTACTTTCAGTAATGCCTCGTTTATTTTCTCGCTCTCCACTCCCATTGTAGCCATAGCCCCCTGTACGGCAGCAAAGGAAGACGTTGCGCCTTGTAACGCTCCACCTAGTTTTTGCCCTAGAGTTGTAGCAGCAGCATCAACTACTAAATCTGTTTGCTGTTGCACTCGCTTGTAATTACCAGTCGCTTCAAGTAAATCTCTATACTCTTGAGTGCCTGTTTTACCAGCCAAAGCAAGTTCATATAATCTATCCTCAGCCTCACCCATACGAGCCGTAAGTGGCTTCATATCACCGTATATGTCCTCAAAAGTTGCGTTTAAATCGGTAGCCTCTTTTGATAAGTTGGTATACGCATCTTGTAGCTTGTTAAGTTGTTTAACGCTCTCCTTTACCTCTTTGGAATTAGTCCCGTAGGTCTTAGATAGTTCTTCAACTTCTTTTTCTGTTTTTTTTATTTCATTACGTAAATCGTTGAAATGATCCTGTGTTGCAACAGCATTATCCTTTATTTCTACCTCTATAACCTTTTTAATTGCCATAACTATATAACTTCCTTTTCGCTTGTTTTGTTGTTTGTCTAAACGAATTATTATACTCGTATTTTCCTTTAGCTATATCTACGTTCTCGGATACTCCGTAAAAATCACTTAACTTAAGCAATGCTAGTATATGCTTTATCATGGTTCTTGAATTATATATAATGTATTGTCATTAGTTGTGCCATCTGGCCACGTTGTTAGTACGTTTATATCTATATATTGCTCATTCGTTTCCTCGGTTATTATGCTGTACAACTCCTCACTTATTAAGAAGTCTCCATTCTCAGCAAGTAGATAACCAGCAATGTCTGGATTCGTAGGCACTGTTACCGTTGTAGTGCCGGGTGTTGTAAAAACGGTAGGAGTAATTCCCACACCTGGTGTACCACTAGATACAGTCACCGTCGTACCAGTTGGTACAGGAATACCAATAACCACCGTGCCACCTCCCGAACCAATACCTAAATCTTGGTTAACATTAATTACACTTCTAAAATCGTTAATTAGAGAAAGGTCAACGTCTCCTGTGGTTAGGTCTGTTTTTATGTCGTTAATTATATACCTTTTGTCTCTTATGATTAGCCTATCATTAAGTTTTATTTGTGTTAATAAAGAAATTGGTAAATGTGTTTTTAGGCTTGTTAGTCTATTTTTAGGATTGAATAAGTTTTTTAAATAGCTATCATAGTACACGTTATACAGACTATTGTTTAATTGTGTATCTGCGTATAAGCTTGAATACTCAACACTAAAATTTAGTGAGTACAAGTTATTATTATATCCTACCTCATTTCCAAAAGGCACATAAGTCGTTATATTGTCTTGCGTTGTACCATTCCAGAACTCTAATCCATTGTGATTTGTTTGATCACCTCGATATAATAACACTGGTTTTGGTACGTAAGTCTTTAAATCCTTATCTACTAAGTAACTTACTTGCAAATTCTCCCCTGTGAATCTACTAGGCAATAAATTCTCGAATGGTAGCTCTACTTTATACTCCCCTCCCTCATACGTGTTTGACTGAACTATATTACCGAACTCTCTATTGTTTAAGTCTAAATAACCATTGTTAATAGTCGATTTGCACTCCGAATATTTAAACACTAAGTTCTTGTACAAAGAATGTTTGCCTATCTCTATGCTATCCGTGTCAACGTAACTAGATACATCAACAACCCTACCTTGCGAATACCAATCGTCCAACGGCTCTACGATAAAGCTATCAACTGAAACAGCGTAACAGGTTAAGTTGAACATTTTCAAAATCCCTGTGAAAAAATCTGTAACCTTAATATCTGGTGCTTTGTAGCTTAACCCACTTTTCAGAGCCAAAGTATCTACGTAACCAACCACAACCGTTTGTTGTTTCTCACTCGCACTATAACCCCTTATCATAGATATAGAACAAGTGTATGTTATCGCTGCATCTGCTCTAACCTTAAAGCTTATCTCCTCATTACTTAACGGAGGATTGGAATTAGAGTAAGCAGTAAATAACTTAGTAGCATCACCCTCTAGTGTACGATTGAACGCACCATTAATGTATACATCTAAGTAATAGTTGCCAGAACCTGAAACTACTTGAAAAGTTATGTTAGCTTTAATTTTCGTACAATTCAGCTCTGGTACAAATATTATCCTATGATTGGTTAAGTCAACAATGTTATAGGTATTAGTGTTCATGTTGGTCTGCAACAATCTTACCGTTCTGGTCTGTGAAGTAGTTACGTTTGTTTCTTGATTCTTGAATAACATGTATAACTTCTCCCATCTTAGATTAGCACTTTGAAAAAACGCACTATTGAAAGTCAAATCATATTTTGCCTCGATAGCATCCATAATTCTCGCAACCTTCAACGCTGGAAATAACTCAGTCCATTCTATCCTCCCTGTTGTTGTTGTTATATCCGTACTACTTGCATCGTCGTATGTCCACGCTGCAGATTTATTACAAATTAAAGGATAACAAACATCCTCATCCGTATCGGTCTCCACCCTTGCTTGTACCTCTGCACCTGTATAGTCGTGTTCATAGCTAGAGAAATCTAAATCTCTTAACATGTCATCTCCAAACTTATCCTTAAGGCTTATTAAGTCGCCGTAAAAAGTAATGGAATAACTCTCTACGTTTCCGTTTACTATATTAGATTTTTCGATTGATATAAACCCTGTTTTGAAAGGTGTTAAATCAACTTCTATAAATGCTTTACGTCTATAGTTCGGATTCCATAAAGGATTGTTATCAACGTCTAGTTCAATGTCTACGTCCGATTGATAGAAGTGATGAAGAGCAGCGTTGTTAATTGGAGATGCTGGTATAGTAAATGATTGAGAAAAGTCTGTGTATACCTTTGATATGTCATTTATATTTTGTATAGAAGAATTAATTACTATCTTTTCATCCTTAAATAACTCTAGTTTTGAATAGTCACCTATTGTGTTTCCTTCAATCCAAATGTCTACCTTTCTCTCCATTACATTACGTTGTTAATAGTGTTATAATTGTATTCAAATTCCAAAGTGTAGTTTATTTGTTTAGTGTTTATATGTTTGAATAGTTCGGTAGATTTAGTCCTCAAACTTGCTGGCTTTCCGTTGATCAATATTCGCTCACTTAACATTAACTCCTTTAGGTTATCGCTCCAATCCTCATCTACCCAATCCGTGTTGACCTTGATTGATTCTTTCCCGTTTGTATTGAAACTTCTTTTTTGACCTTCGCTTGTTGAATAATTAGGGAAGGATGAAGGCATTACATTATAATCGTTCGAACTTATCTCTATGCTATCATTCGAGGCTTTAAAGAAAAACTCACGTTGCCACGATCCATATTTATTGATAAAATCACAAGCAATAGGAGTGTATTTACATTCGGTTTTTTCGGTAGTTGTATACGTAGCTTGCGTTGCATCTCCATTATCTATAATCGTTAAAGTCCAATCTCCTGTCGTACCTCCTAAATAGATTAAAGGTATTGAATACCAGCCAGCAGTCACTATCGAGCTATCAACGTGGTTTGTCGTGCCGTCATTCCATTCTACGTGCCAATTAACCCCCAAATAAGCTACAACATAACCAGCATAAGTACCACTAGAATAAACGTAGTCCTTTTGCCTTCTTAAGTAATTTCCGTTATCGTAATTGTAACCATCCCCAAAGAACCCAAAGCCGTCAAAAGCGTAATAGTTCGTTGTGTCTACGAGTACATAGCCAGCACCTATGTCCTTGTATCTCTTTACTGTTACGTTGCACCAATGCGATGTTGTGGTAGCAGTAGTGCTAGTAGGATTCTGAGCAGTTAAGAAACTAAAGTACTCTCTAATGTATGGAGACACATTGTAGTTCGTAGCAGTGTTGTTGCTAGCTGGGATTGACTTACTAAATGTGTATTGTGGAGATGAAGGAATAGATCCTGTACCATTCCAAATAAACAACTCTAACTTAGTAGCTAACTGACTAGCCTCGTCTATCTCTATCACATAAGGTGACCTTGCAAATATGTTACTCATTTCAATTTAATTAAAGATTCAACATCTAATCCGTAAGCCTCGATTATATCATCTGGTAATCTTTCAAATGCTTTCTCAAAAGGCTTAGTAAAAAATAAACTAGGTTTTATTCCTCTGTAGAATATATTTAAAGATATTAACCTAGCAAACCCTAAATGACTTCCTTTCTGAAATTTACCTTTTGCATCTCGGAATCTAGGATTTATACCTCTTGCCTTAACCCATGGAAGTAACGCACTTGCTGGAGGTGCTTTATCCTTAAAACTATAAGGGCTATTCGGCGCTTGCTGCCCTCTTATCTTTGAACCTTTAGATACTTTACTCGGGTCCTTACCCTTTACCCCTAAATCTTGAAAGGTACCATAGTCCTCCATCTCAAATGCAAGACGTAAACTGTTCTTGCTAGAGATAGCCTCCCCATTAATAGAGTTGTATAGCTTCTTATTTACGTTCTTTCCTCCCTTAGTTAGATTGCTCCTACTTTGTTGTATAACGTATTTCTTGAAATTATCAAGCTCCTTCTGTACATAGCTTCTATCTAGCATTTAGTCATTGTATTTCCTGTTACCAAATCAAAAGTCATAGTAGCTCCAGCCACATTATCTATGAACCGTTCCTCAAAGAACTCTATGCTTCCAGAGCTATCCTCGATACGATAGTCATCATCCCACATATTACCTCTAATGCAGTGCTCGTGGAAGTTGTTTAGTAACAATAGGCTTGCGTTTAGAACGTCATCTACATTACTATTCCCTACATAAATATCTGCTGGTTGCTCCTTAGAATAATCTAGCAAGTCCATTACAGATACAGATACGTTATAAGTAATAGAATGACCTTGTATAGTGGCGTTGTTAATCTGAACGTGTGCCAATGGGTACATGTCATGCTTTGCATTCATAAGCTCGTCAAGGCTACCTTTAGTAACGTAATTACACATCGGATTAGTTATAAAGAAATCGTGTATTTGTTTAGTTATATCGTAATAGTTAGCCATTTCGTCTTTGTATTTGCATCATTTCTATATCGTGTTTTTCTTTCTCAAAACTAAGCATCGTTAAAGCTTTAAATAATCCAACCTCTGTAACTTCATCAAGTCTTGTAACGTCTCCTTTAGCAAGTGAATAGATTGATTGATACCATCCCCATTTGCTCCCAAATTGGTAGCTTTCCGAGTATTCATTTTGCTCACCTGTTTCTCCAAATAAGTTGGGATAGCCGTCAATAACTCGTTGCTTAAATTCCAAAAAAAAACCCTTGCTCCTATCACAACCTCCATACTAACATGCTCCATTATCTCGGAGTACGCATCCGATCCAGTGTACTCCTCAATAGAGTAAGTATCTTTTCGTTTGTCTACTATTGGTCTGTATAATACTGCCATTGCTTTGTGCATATTATCGAAGTCAGCAATATAAGTATCTAAGTCAATATACTCAGCAAACGTTATCTTCTCTAGGTTAGGAATAAATCCAAACTCTAAGCCAACTATATCGAATTTACGTATTAAGTTAGGTTGTTTAGTGAATAGGTTGTTTAGATGATTTGTTATATCCTCAACATCTGAGAACTTCATCTTTAAAACAGAAAGCAAAGGCACACCACAAAAGATTTCTATCATCTTCTGTTTTACAAACATCTCATCGTTACTATCTTTACAAGTCTTAACAAACTTCTGATAGTCTTTGAGCTTTATCTCCTTTAAACTTTCTGGAATATTAATCTCTATCTTCATTACTTATATAACTTATTTTAGCATTGTTTTGTTGTTAACGAATGAAGCTTATTTTATAGTTTCCTTTATGTGCATTCTCAAGTTGATAAGTAACCGCATATCTAAGAGCATCCAAAGCATGATTGTATTTATCGATTGGAGTTTCACTCTTACGCTCCAGCCAACAATAGTTGTTCAATTCCTTAATCAAGTCTATTGACTCCTCGTCTATTACCAAATCGTAATCTAGTATAGTAGCTATCCCTTCGTTTATTTTGTACTTAACACAAGGTGCAACATTACATCCTAAGTTAGAAAGTTCAGCTATCAATCTAGGCTCAGCATTATCTGCTACTATTAACTTTTTGCCAGCAAATCGGATATTAAGATTAGCAAGTTGAGAAGTAGTTAACCCTTGTTGATATACGTGTAACCTTGCGTAAATAATCTTCTTAGATTTATCTATTGCAGTTTCGACTAAAGTGCTTGGATCGTTACTAAATCCATAATCTTGTCCAAATACGCTAGGTATATCTTCATTAAATTTACCTATCGACCAATTGGTGTATATAACCCCCTCGGCTTTATCGAGCCACCCTCCTAGAATAGTATGTTTATACTTCTCTGGTCGGTGTATTTTCATTGTCTCTATTTGTGTTAGAAACGATTCAGAAAGATTATCTATATTATCTAAGTAGGTAGTATGAATATACGTAGTATCTCCCTTGACTATATTACTTCCTGCCTCTACTCCTTTCGATTCAAAGAACCTTTGATAGATAAAGTGTTCTTTAGTAGCAGGGTTAAGAACTAATATAACCCTATTCTGTTTATCCCTTGACCTAATCGAATAATCAATCTTATCGAATGTATCCTCATCGGTCAACTCTTCGGCTTCATCTAGTACAAAACAAGTTACACCACTTAATGATTTTAGGTTTGCAGTCTGAGTCCCTGAAGAAGTTTTGATACCTCTAAATAATATCTTGCTTCCTGTCTTCTTATTTATAATTTCGTCTTTAGTAATATGAAAATCCTCAAACTTATCCAGTATCTCTATCTTTTCTATAAATTCAGGTATGATAGAAACATGAGCAGAAGTAAGAGTATACCTAGTAAATAATATCGTATGTCCTGGTTCATAAGTTAACAATAATAAGAATGCATTTACACTAAATGATTTAGAAGAGCCACGACCTCCTGTGACTACGTAGTATCTTGAATCTCCTTTAAATAAACTAGTATACTTTGGACTTAATTTAAACATTTAAAAGAAGTTTTATTCTTTGTTTTACCATTTAACCTGTCACGCATTGAATGATATTTCCCATCGTAAGCATCACTTGCTTCTCTAATCCCAAAATAAAAAATACCTGTTTCAAGATTTACTATTAGATTAGACATATAATTATCTTCTCCTGTCATTTTACCTTTTCTATTTAATGACATTTTTTTAAGTTCTTCTTCAGTTCTTTTTACACCTTTATTCCATGGTGTACGACCTTTCATTCTATTAGAGATTAAATCTTTTTGCTCTTGTGTACGTTTTAATCCTTTTGTTCTTGTATTACCTATAAGTTTAATTGACATCTTACTTCTAGATTCAATAGACATCACACCAGACTTATCACTAGTTTTTGTCAATAAGCAATTCAATCCATTATCTATTGTATTATATATTTCTTGATAATGTCTTTCTCTATCATTAAGCATTTCTACACTACACTCTTCTACAATTTCAAAATTATGATTATCAACACCATGTTTTTTAAATGAATTGTACAACCTTACTTGCTGCTTGCAATGATTCATTTTTAAATATGAATTCAACCTTCTTTCTACGTTAATAGACTGCCCTATATAAACTTTACCTTTTGGATTTGTTATCTTATAAATACCTATCATTTATCAAAGTTAACAATATCTTTTATATTAAAGTCAACTCCAGTAATATTTATATCGTTTTCTACTCTTTCTTTAGGCTTACCATAAGTGTACTCAATAATCAACTTAGCTGCACTAATTTTATCACTATCTCTAGCCTTCTCCGATATAACTATATTAGCCAAGCATTGTATAGCATCTAACGAATAAGGCGACATTAAATCCCGTATTCTATTCTCCTCGTC